TATTATTTTCATTTTAGGAATCTGTTGAGTTATAGTAAATTCAAATGTGGTGCTTGTACTAAATGTTCCACCACTTCTGTATTCATCTGTATATCCACCAAGTGGTCCACCTGATGGACTTTCTCCACCTAGAAAACCCTCTATTGCCCATCTAATGTTTCCACTTGAAAAAGTAGTAGTTGATGATGATGCAATAAATATTGTATAAGTACCTGATGTTATTTGAAAATCTGATTCTGTTATTGTCTGAGTACCCTGAACATCTGACTTCTGAACTATTAATTGAGTTCCCCTGTAAACTTGTATATTATATAAATTATTTTGAACAGGAATAAATGTCATTGTATGTGCTAGAATGCTATTAGGATATGTAACTAAATCTCCAATTACTGTTACTGCACCATTCTGAACAGATGTCTGCTGACCTAATGTTGATGATGAAGAATAAATTGGAAAATTTGTTAATTGCCTATATTGTAAACTGACCTGAGTTGCAGGTTCAACATCTCCTTTTTTTCTGTGTAACCACATATACAAATTGTAATATGATAAATTAGTTGCATTAAAAAAGTCAGTTGAAAAAACTATGCTACTAGGATAATTATTTGCTATTGTATATTTAGCTTCAATTTCTTCTATTATTCTATGCAACCTCAAAGCATATTTTAACTGCTTCCAATAAACTTGATTAGCTGAGCTATTATTTACAAAATATAAATTTCCATTGCCTTGTGATGCACTTGAGCTGTTATAATATAATTGATCTGTGTGAGTTATTAGTGGCACAATTAAATCTCCCTGTGATGTATTAGTTGATGGATTAACCACTAAATGGTATCTAATTAACGAATCAGTATAATTTTCATTTAAATCATCTAAAGCTCCTAAGTCCTGTAATTCATCATCCTCTAATAATGTTTTGAGGTTTACAGTTTCGCCAAAGAATGTTATTTTATAGGCATATAATTTATTATTTTTTAATTCTGTTCCATCTAATCTAACTGACCCTTTTTTAAATGGGATATTATTTAATTCTATTTTAGCAGGAACTCTATTCCTCGCATCAAATGTATTTGTAATATTAAAATTATTATAATGCCTAAATAATTTATTATTTTCCTTAGAAGCTGGTATTGTAAATGTCTGTGTAAAGTCTGTAAATATTTTAGCAATATCTCTGACATTCTGAATTGATTGAGTTAATGAAACTGTTTCATCTTTAAATAAATCAACCCTTTGATATGTTACTGCATTTGGATCATAATTGCTATCTATATATAATTGTAATGTTTGCATTATCTAACATTTTGAATATAGTCATAACTCATTTTAAAGCTAAATTTAAAATTTATTAATCTCTCATTGACCTGAGTTTTGTAAGTTAAATTGCTGTCTGTTATGTTTATTGGAATAGCTGTAAAACTATTAGTGCTAAATGATTTGATATATGCCCAAACTTGATTAGATAATAAAAGTTCTGTAAATACTTGATTATAATATTCAGGAAGATAATCTGAATTAACTGTCATTTCTTCATTAGCAGTTATATTAAAATTTTGTATGTTATGCTTATTAACAGAGTAAGTTCCTGTGCTTGATATTATATTTCTTTTAAAATTTTCCCTACTAGCTTTTATGCTTTTAACACTTTTTAAAGTAAAATATTCTCTTTGAATAGCACCATATTTATTTACAAAATCAATAGGTATAACATCATATTTATTGCAATGGTATCTTACAATATTTACTGTGTCTGCACTTACTTGTACACTTGTTGCGTTAGTAGCAAAAGGCACATAAACTATTGCATCAGCATTTGAGTTCATGTGAGGAACATTGCCAGCAGTATTTTTTGGAACATAGATTGTATATGTTTTTGCACCACCTGTTGCCTGAGTATAATTTGAAATAGTTAAATCTTCATCCATCATATCTTCATTTGCACCCTCTGGAAATTCTGAATAAGCATCAAAACCATATTGAGTAACAGTACCACCACCTGTAATGCCCTGTGACACTGTATTCCCTGTGCCATTAGCTCCTGCATGATATGTTATAGTAGTTCTAATTGAAATCCCTGCTTGAGGTGACCATCCTGAATAACTTCCTGTCCAATTAATGCTTATGTAATCCCTACATAATTCTGCATATTCAAAAAGGTTTTGTTGATTAGCAACTGAATCTTTTATTATTGTATATCTATCTGTTCCTGATATATTAATAACCATCTTGACAGATAAATGAGTTGCTGTACAAACTGTTGTCCTATATCTTGGACTTCTTAATCTTATTGCTGCCATGTTCTATTTTTTTATTCCTAATATTAATTGTCTTTCTACATCTATTTTAAATGCTTCTAGAATCTCACTAGGTAATTTTTTAAATTCTTTTCTAAATGCTTTTGAGAAAAATAAGGTTGGTTTTAATCCCTGAGCAAATATGCTTTTCTGAATCCAGAAAGCTATTGATCTATAATTCCCTTTTTGAAATCTACCTTTTTCATCTCTGAATCTTATGTTCTTCATTTTTGCCCATTTCATTAATGGTTGCATAGGTGGCATTTTGGAGGTATATGAAAATTTATTTTTGATTCCATTAGCACCTGTAAATAAAGAATTTGTTGATCTTCCTTTCTGTTTTCCTTTATGTCTTTTAGTTGTTGCCAAACTAGGTTTTGCACCCCAAACTCCTGCATCTTGAAATATCCCATAGTCCTCCATTAAGAAATCTAATAGAAAAGCATTTTGTTCTATTGTTAAATCACTTTTGAGAGATTTATATAAACTCCCTTTTGCCATGTCATTTTTTTGCAGATTTATTTTTGCTGAATTAATGACTGCTTCTCCAAACTTTTCTAATGCTTCTTTGACTTCTTTATATTCCATTAGCAAATTGTTATATCATTATAAATTACAATTTCTAAATCAGCAGTCCATCCTGCTAACTCATTCTCAAACCTATCATAAAAAGGTGTGCAATTAGGATCTCCAACTAATTGATATTTATCTCTATGCAAATCTCCTTTTCTTAATGTCATGATTAATTTATTTAATACAGCTAATTGAGTATTTAAGACATCTTGCTCATTATTATTTCCAACAAAAATATCTGTTGTTTCTAATTTACTCCTGCTGACAATATCCATAGCTAATATGCTAATATTAAAAGACAATGTTTGCTCTGAATCTGTTACACTATTTATAATAATGTGGCTTAGTGGAAATATATCTTGCTTTTGTAAATTAACATTACTTAGATTTCCTGTTGTAACTGTATTGACATCAATATTATCCAACAGAGAATTTTTAATTGTTTCTGTTAATTGATAAAAACCTCTTATTCCCTGATTGCTCATTTTTTAAATTTTTTCTTTATTTGATTCGCTTCTAATTCGTTTTTTTCTTTTAAATATTCTAACATCATAAAACATTCATGAGCTTTTAATTCAGTGATATTTTCAAATCTTCTAATATCCCCTTTAGCGAGTGAGAAAATTGCTTGATACCATCCCCATTTAGCATTAAATCCTGCTGCTGCTGATAAGGTATTTTCTTGATCTCCCTTTCCAAATAGCGATTCATAACTACTGACAAGTCTTTCCCTAAATGATAGAAAAAAAAAACTGATGAAATTACTGCATCCAAAGGCATATCTAATAACAGATCCTTTGTATTGACATCATATTCGTTGATTGTATATCTCTCTCCTTTTTTTTCTTTTATGGGTCTATATAAGACATTCATTGCTGTATGAATATTTTCCCAATCTCCTAAATAAGTATCTAGATCAATATATTCTCCAAAACTCATTTCATCTAAGTCAGGAATAAATCCATATTCTATTCCATTCATACTGAATTTAGTTACCAGATTAGGTTTCTGTGTAAACATTTCTCCTAGTATTGCTGTTACTTTGTCTGCATCATTAAATTTGATTTTTAAAACATTCTCATGGCTGACCTCACAAAATATTTCAATCATTTTAATTTGTAAAAACCTTTCATCTACATCTTCTGTATTAAGTTTTACAAACTTTTGATATTTTCTTAGAGTGATTTCTGAGAGTTTATTAGGAATATTTAATCTTGCTTTCATAATGTTATACTTGTATAACGAAAAATAAGCAAAATTTTACTAAAAAAAAAGGAGGCAAAGATCCTTAGACCTTTAAACCTCCTATCCAAACCACAAATTAATATTTATAGATGGTATTCGTTTTTTTCTACATCCTCCCAAACTGCTTCATTTATTGAATCAAAAATTTGACCAGATAAAATATGCTGTACATATAAATCATGACTGCATTTTATTTCCTCTCCATCCTCTGATGTATAAGATATTAAATTAATTGAGGTAATCTCTATATTATCAGGATCAGGAGGTTGAAAATAATCTCCTGCAAATGTAGATTTTTCATATATGTAATTAACTACAAATAAAAATTCCTCCCATTCATATTCCATTTCTTTTTCCATATTATAAATCTTTTAAATTATTATATTTTTCTTTTAACTCTCTCAATTCTAACATCACTTTATTTTTATCATAGCGATAATCACTAGATGCTCTTTTATATGCTTCTAGATCATGTTGCAAACTGATAATATAATGAGTAGTTCTGACTAAGACATTCGCTAAACTTTGTAAATCTTTATTGTCTGGTTTTTTTTCTAACCAATTTTTTACAAGTGTAGATGCTAAAAGCATATCAGCATAATATTCTAAATCTTTGAGGTTTTGGATTTTGTCCATAATTAAATTTATTACTTTATTAAATCTAAGTCAAGCTGATCAGCAACATAATTAATATGTTTTTGAGTAGTCATTGACCAATATCCTAATTGTAATAATTTATCTCCTGCAATCATAGCGACATGAGTATTATAAGACCAGACCTCATTTCCTCTAATTGATAGGTTTTGTTTATATCTATCTAATGTGTAGATATTATTGGATGTTTGTGAGTATACTTTTGACATTATATAGTTTGTTTTGTAGTTTATTAAATTCTTCTTTTGAACTAGCATATCTCATAGCTAATTCTAATATTCTGATTTCATCTTGAAGATCATCAGCTTGTGTTCTAAATTGTTTCATATTTTATTTATAAAATCAATAAGGGATCTTGGTTATGATAGAGCGACATCTAATTTTTACAGGGCTCGCACCTGACATCTCCTAAACTTTCCCCCTCATTGATATTCAAATATAATACTTATTTATTTATAAACAAAATATTTAATAACTTTTTTTAGTGGATACTATATTTTCCAAAATTAGGTCTAGATAATATGGAATAAGTCGCATATCTACATGGGTCAATAATATGGTTATGCAGATCCTCAGCTATATTAATCAGCTTTCCTGATTTATCTTCTTTCCATTTATAATTCCTAAATTCCTGAATTGCATTATTTGAATTACTTGTAATATGAATCTTATATCTTTTTAATAAATCAATCCCTGCATTAACTGAATCTTTGCCCTTTATACTTGGATGTATATTATGCCCCATTTTTCTTAGTTCAGAAATTAATCTTGGCTCAGCTGAGTCAGCATATATTGGATTGCTTAATAAATTCTCTGATCTTAGAAATTGATTAATATCATTAGTAGTCATTTGAGTTCTATAAAGATGCTCATGAATATAAAGATTATGATCTAATGTATAAACAGAAACCAAAGTTGTAGGGTCATGTGTATATCCAAAATCCATTCCATATGCTATTAATTTTGCATCATCTGGAATTTTATTTATTTCAACATATCTAAAAATAGTTCTTCTAGAGCTTGACCTTTCTCCTAGTCCATATATTTGCCAATATTGTTCATCTGTATCTTTTAACCTTTCTATCTCTGACTTAATAGAATCTTCTAAAAATGGATTGTCTAAATATGTAGTTTTATAAAATTCGCAATCTTGTCTAGGTATAACCTTATCATAAATCCAATGGTATTCATCAGATGGATTAAAATCAATTATTATTTTTTCCTGAGTTCTAAATATAAGCTGTTGCCAATCCTCCCAATATAATTCATTCGCTTCGTTAATAAAAAGCAAATCCCTTTTTCGTCCTCTGATTTTCTGGCTTTGATCTAAGCTAGTAAATTCAACTAAATTGCCAAATAGATTATATTCTGAATTAGATTTATTATGATATTCCTCTCTATATATTTGATGACTTCTAAGGATGTGAAGAAAATCCCTAAGAACTGTTGCTCTTAAACTTGGAAATGTTTTTCTGCATATAGTGACAATCTTTCCAGAATTATTAGTGCAATATTTAAAAATGATATATAAAAGAATATTATAAGTTTTGCCTGATCTAGTTCCTCCCTGCTCAACTATAATTTTTGATTCACTATTCTCTAGATGCTTATAAACAATATTAGTCTGTA